TCTCCTCTTCGTCCTTCGCGAAGTCGGCCCGGACCCCGAAGTCCTGGGCGTTCCACCGCATCCAGTTGTTCACCAGGGTACGTCTCTTTTTCTCCGGCACGCCCATACGTGCGAGCTGCGCGTCCAGTTCCTTCGCGGAAGAGGCCCCCTCCACCGTATCGGCGATCCGTTCATTCCTCACCCGGGTTGCCTCCGCCTGCGCCGTGCGCCGTTCGCTGAAGCGTGTCTTCACCGCCGTGACCAGGCTGTTCTCCCTGTCCCCCTCGTAGTGCTCCCGGATATACCGGAGCGCCGCGGTTTCGGACCCGAAGCGCTTCACCAGCTTGTCCGCCTCTTCCTGGGTCCAGATCACCGCCGTCTGGGTGTCGATGGCCTTCGCCCACTTCGCGTGGTTCGTGCCGTCAATGGAATCCTTGTATTTCTTGAAGTAGGCCTCCGCCGCCTTCGGGTTGGCCTCCAGCCACTGGGCCAGGCGGGCCTCGTGGGCTGCCGAGTGCAGCGCCTTCACCTTGGCCGTGACCACTTCCTCCCCCTGGTCCGCCAGGAGGGTCAGCAGGGCGTTCTCCGCAGTGTCCAGCTGCGCCTCGAATATGCCGTCGTCGGCGTAGTTTGCGGCGATGGTGTTGACGGCGTTGGTCACCGCCGTGTTCGTGACCTCGATCCGGTAGTTCTGGAACTCGGTCCGCTCGTGCCGGGCGATGGAGTCCACCTTGCTGCTCCGGTTCCGGAGGATGTATTTCGAAAAGAGGCTTCTCTGGTTCTCGTTCTCCAACCCCTTCATGATGTCCCCTTCAAGCTTTCCGAACCACGTGCTTGCCTCGCCGCTCATGCCCTTGGCGCCCTTTCCCTTTCGGTTGAAGAGCCCCGTGTCCGGGTCGTTCAGATACTTCGTGGTCCGTTCGTCCCAGGCGTTCGCGGCCTCGAGCACGGCTGCGTCGTCGGCCTTCGACTGCATGTCGACGGCCACCTTCACCGCCTCGTCGGCCACGTCCCCCAGCATGCGCCCGGCGTTCTGGAGCGCCTTCGCCTCGAATCCCCCTGCGGCCCCCTCGGGCAGCGTCACGGGCCGGGACACCTCCGGAGAGAGGCCCCGTTCATAGGTCGGGATCCTCATGTCAGCGCCCCCGATGGAACAGGTGCCGGTATCCCGAGTTGTTGTAGGTCAGCGGGGATCCTGCGGCCGCAGACGAGGTGACGTTCCACCCCGAAGACGTCCCGCCCTGGAATGGGGTGTAGCCCATCTTGTACCAGGATGTCGCCACCGTGGCCCCGGTCCCCAGGAGGGACGTTATGGCCGACAGTTTTCCCGCGCTCCTCGCGGAGTCGGCCGCGCTCCTGGCGTAGTTCGCCTCGTCCTGGAGGTCCGCCCGCCGCACCTGGGCGTTGTACCGCAGTGTGGCCACGTCCTTCATTCCTTCCAGTTCCGTGTCGAGCACGGACGCCAGAGCCGTGCCGGTGCCGGGTGAAAATCCAGATGCGCCGTAGCCTGCACGCTGCTCCCCCTTGATGATGCCCATCTTTCGTTTCAGCCGGGTCTCTTCCTGCCCGGCGGCAAGCACTTCCTCGTGGGCACGCCGTTCCGCCTGGGCGGCCTGCGCCTCGTACTGAGAGGCCTGCGCCTGCCCGGCCTGGTATGCCCCTATGGCCGACATGACGCCGGCGGCGGCCTGTAATATTCCGAGTGTTGCCGGTAAGCTCATTCGATGTCACCTCTCATCCAGGCGTAATGGAACGGCAGCCCGTCCACGCCGTACGGGGCCGGGTCCTCTATTTTGAATCCCAGGTATTTCATCCATTTGATCGACTTCTCGTTTCGCACGTCCACCCAGTTCACCAGGAGCCGGTATTTCCGCCTCAGCCCGGCGAAGTAGGGTTTTGACGCCCGGAGATACGGCAGCGCCGCAGCCTCGATCTCCGGTGTGGCCAGCTGCCAGGGATAGCCTACGCCCCCCAGCAGGCTGCCAGGGAAGCACCCGGCCATTCCGATCGGTTTCCCGTCCCAGGTGCCCACCCAGATATCCGGGCTCTTTTTGATCGCCAATTCCAGCCCCTCGTGAGGGGTGAGCCTCGAGGCCGCCCAGATCTCCTGTTTGTCAGATAGTCTCATCCCGTTTGCGATGACGGCTATGTCTCCCGCACGCGGCGGGCGAACCTCGAAGCGCCCCATCCGTTACCCTCCTATATCCGCGGAGGGCAGTATGCCGAGAATTGTGAACGGCAGCGGGTGATCCTGCCTGAAATACAGGCGTCCGCCGTTCCGGTCCCATCCGCTGTCAAGTGCTATCGGCTCCGAGTCCCCAGTGAAGAGGGGCTGCGGATCGTAGGTTATAAAAAGAGGTTTCATTTCCACGTCCCGGTCCGGCGACCGGTGCGATCCGGGGCTGACCGTGAGGCCGCGGGTGTCACGCACCCGCAGGATCACGCCGGGGATCCGGATCCGCCTGCCCTGGACAGTGCCGTCCCTGAGCTGCGCGTCGAGCTGCAGCGTCTCGATCTCCGCCGTATAGGGCAGCCCCACGGTCACGATGCTCGCGCTGTGGGGAAGGGTTATCGCCCCGTCCGTTACGGTGAGGTCCGTGACCACTCCTCCGTCCGCCAGAGCGGTCACCGTGCACCCCTCGAGCCAGTCCAGCCCGGATATGGACGTCACCGGCCCGCCGGAATATCTCCCCCCGCAGTCCAGGAACATGGCCTTTGTCACGTCCCCGGATCCGCCTTTGATGGGCACCCGGTCCGCGAGCCGCTCGAGATATACCCGTTCCGATCCGCCGATCTCCCGCCGCACTGCGAAATACACCTCGTCCCGCGAGTCGCCGGGGATGCTGGCCACGGCCTCGTAGGCCCCCGTCGTGTGGCGATGGCTCCAGGCCCACACCTCGTGCTCCTTGATGTAGGTCAGCACGTTTATGGACCCGTCGTCCATGACGGCCCAGATGAGGCTCCACGGCTGCTGCTGGTACGCCCAGGAGACCACCTTCTTCTCCTCGAACAAATGCTCCGCGAAGAGGCTGAGGTCGCGGTTGCTGTATCCGTCCTCCTCGTAGGTGTAGGCGAGGGAGTAGATCCCGTTCCCCTTGTCCTGGACGAAGAGCACGGAATTGCTGGCGGTAATCGCCTCCAGCTGACTGCTGCCGATGAATCCCTGGGCCTCGATCTGCTTCTGCTTGTAGGTGAAGGCTCCCTGGGACCCGGGGAACACACGCCACTCCGACCCGGCCGTGAGCACCAGGAGGTCCCGGAGGCTCACCAGGTTCCGGATCCGGTTCACACTCCGCGATGCCATCTGCGCCGTGATGGCGTTGTCGTCCGTCTGTGGCGCGGAGACCTTGAAGCTGATATAGTTCCCCGTCTCGGAAAACCACAGCTTGTTCGGGAAAGACGGGCTTCCGCCGAAGGCGAGCCGGTCCTGGTAGAACTGGACGCTGTAGGGGTAGCCGTTTCTCGGGCTCCAGGCGCCCCGCGCCCACAATTTTGTGGCCGCCGTGCTGTAGAGCTTGTTCACCACCGTCCCCGTCACCGCGGTGCCGCTCGTGTAGCCCGTGATCCGCACGATGCCGTTGTTGATCCGCGCGGCGGCGTTGATGGTCACGATGCAGTCCTCATCGGCCCGCTTGGTGTAGCTCACCCGGACCTTCACCGGCTCCTGGTCGTCGGAGAGTTCCTCGGTGAAGCTGTAGTCAAGGTTTCCCTCTTCGACGCTGTTTCCCACCATGGTCCTGTACTGCAGCCAGGTGGTGCCTCCGTCATAACTCCGCTCGAGCTTCAGGGTCCCGTCCCAGTCGCCGGATGTCCGAAGATTCCACTCCCCCTCCACGTCGATGGACGGGGACGTTCCGGAGGCGCTGAAGGTGTGTTTCAGGCTGTTCTCAGGCACCCGCTGGCTCACCCGCACCAGCTCCCCCACGTCGGTGGACTGCCAGATGGACGTGCTCGCCGTCAGCGTCACCGTCCCTCCAGCCGTCAGGGTGCCCGTGGGCGTGATGGTTGTGGATGTTGTGTTTTCGTCAAGGAACGGACCAAGTTTGTAGTCATAGTCCGCCAGGGTCCATGAGTCGTGGCCGTACCGCTCCAGCTGCTTCGGGCGGACGGTGGGGTGCACCAGGTAAAGCACGTCGGCGCTCTGGGTGTAGCCGATGTCGGGCAGCATGTCCTCCGTGTAAGGAGTGACCACTTCGTAGGGTACGGCCCCGTCGAGCACGTAGTCGCCGTTCATGATCACCCGCAGGTATTTGTGCCCGAACTCCAGCACGTAGGCCTGCTCCACGGAATAGACGAAGGGTATCAGCCGCACCGTACGCGTCGGGTACTTCGTCTCCCCAACGTACCAGGTGCCGGGTAAATTGCTCACTCCGCCGTGGGGATGGACGAACACGTTCTTCGCGAGTCTCAGCCCCGTCTGGTACTTCGCCAGGTCCGTCCGCGCCCACAGGGCTGGGGACAGCTCCCCTCCGGCGAAACTTGCCTGGAGCGCTCTCAGGTCCGCCATGGTCAGTTCCTCGCGTCCACGTAGCGGCTGTAGGACACCCGCTCCACCTGTTCGTTGGCCGATGCCGCCTTCGCCTCGTTCACCAGGGAGCCGTACACCTGGAGCAGGCTCATCCGTTCCTTCGAATCGCCGGAGAGGCCTGTGATCAGGTCGGCCGCCAGGCGGTACGACAGTGCGGACACAAACTGGGCGTCGAACTGGGCCGGGTCCGTGATCCGTGCCGTGTACTCCAGGTACGCGTCCTCCGTGTCGCAGAGGAGATACTTCGACGTTCCGGCGTCGGAGGAGATGACGGTGTACTCCAGGGGCGTCGACGGCGAGGACTTGCTGCCCTCCGTGACGATCCTCCGTGAGACCAGGCAGTCCGCCGGGTAGGCGTAGACGTGCTCCCAGTTCGGATACTCAACGTCCGCAACCGGGGCGAGAGCCTTGATCTTCGTGGCGAAGGCCCACCTGAAGCTTCTAAGCACCTCGTCCCGGCACACCTCGTAATGGCGCGAGCAGAGGCGCGCCTCCACGGACTGCTCGTCGAGCGCTCCTATGGAAAAGCCCCCGCAGTGGCTGAGGGCGAGATTGCAGATTGAAATGATCGATGCGGGCATGGTCAGTCCCCCTTATATGGAAAAAAGGGGATGGTCGCCCATCCCCGCTGTTATTCCTTCTTCTTTCGTTTCCGCTTTGGTTTTTCAGGTGCTGCTTCGGCCGGAAGATCATCCGGGATTTCCATAGGTTCTTCGGGCTCTTTGTCCGCCTGGATTTCCTTCGGCGGAAGCTGTTCCGCTATCGCTATCGCTGCCGCTACGGGCTCAAAGGATGGAGGGCAGGAGCCGAACTCATACTCCTCCCCCACCTTCCAGTATTTTCCTCGCCGGTAGCAGCGTCGTTTGCACCGGCAGAGCATGGCCTAGCTCAGCTTGTCGATGCCGCTGACCAGGTAGGCGTCGAATTTCCCTGCGGTCAGGGCGGCCGTGCCGATGGTGTAGAGCACCCGGAGGTACCGTTTGCACCCCATGGGGATCCGTGCCCGTATCACCTGAGTGCCGGCCGTGAGGCTCGCTTTTGCGATGGCTGCCGTTGCGAGCAGCGTCTCGGCGCTACCGAAGGCGCTGTCGCTGTCCGTCTGCAGGGCGAACGTCACCGTGGCGTTGCCTTCGGAGGTGACGGTGGTCTGGACGGCCACCACGAGCCACAGGGAGTCGAGAGCATCTCCAGCCGTGGTCAGGTCGACGATGTTTTTCGACGCGTGGGGGGCCACCGTGGTCTCGGCCTGTGCGTCGCTGAAAATCAGTTCTTTGTCGAGAATCATGTTTTTATCCTCCTGTCTTCGTCAGGCCTAGGCTGCGGGGCTGACGAGGTCTTCGTCGTTCACCAAGGCGTCGCACCGGGCTACGGGGATGCCGTCGAATGTCATGACGGACTTTCCGGCCACGGTCTCCCAGGTGAGGTTGTAGGCGACTTTCTCCAGGATGCCCAGGCGGAGCGCCGTGTGGACGGTGCGGTTCATGCACCAGACTGCCCTGCCCATGCCCAGGTTCGGGATGCGCTCCTCGGCCTGGATCATGAGGTTGATGAGCGCCTTCTGGGCCGTCGCTCCGGAGAGATCGGAGACCTCGATGTTTGCGATCCGGACCGCGTACCGCCAGTCGCGCACTGTCAGGCCGAGGTCCCACTTGTAGTGGGTCCGGTATCCCTGGTAGCGGCCTCCTGCGGCGTCCTCCAGGGTCACCTCGCCCAGGTCACGGTGGCTGAGCCCGGCGGGAAGCCCCTTGGGGTACAGGCCGTGGACCGTGTTCGGGCCCCAGACGATAAGCCAGACGGACGTGTTGTCCGTATCGTCGCCTGACCCGTGGATCACGTTGTACGTGGACAGCTTGTCGTCGGACGTCTGGTACGCCGTGTACCGGGGCGCGAAGCCGTTGAACTTCTCCGGCTCCAGGGTGGTGTTGCCGTAGAACAGGGTGGTGGCCATCTCCTGGTTCATGGCCTCAAGGAACGCCCGGTCCTCGGAGAGGCGGAACGCTGCCGTGTTGCCATTCAGGTCGACAAGCGCCTTGTCCACCTCGGCGTATGCCTCGAGCATGCCGCACGCGTCGCTGATCTGTTTGGTCTGCGATTTGCTGGGCTGCACGCCGTAGTTCAGCAGCCTCCATGTGGCGCTGGGCAGGCCGGTGCGCACCGTCGTTTTGTGGCTTGTGCCGTCGTTGCACTCCTGCACGCTCATGTACTTCAGGATGTCGTTGGTCTCGCTCAGGAGCTCCACGATGGTTGCTATCTTCCCGTCAGGATCACTCCTGCGGGCCACGTCCATCAGGGTGGGGTTTTCGTATCCGATTGTGCTCATGATTGCCTCCTCGATAAATTATTTGCCCATGGAGGGGTAGAGGACATCGGCCGGTGATTTTGTGCCGAAGCTCGCCCTTCCTCCGGGCGTCTGGTCCTCGCCGATCAGCTTTCCGGCGGCGATGAGGATCCGGAAGAGCTCCGGGTCGTTCATCGATATAAACTGCCTCTCGTTCAGGTGTTTCACGAACTTTCCCTCGGGGTCCACGGCTTTCAGGAGGTTCTCCGCATGCCCCATGTTCTCGGGGAGCTTCTCTCCGCCGTACTGGGGGTCCGTCTTCACTGCCGCCACGTCCTGGTCTATGAACTTCATGGCCGTTTCAGCCTGCTGGGCGGCCACGCGCCCGATGTTCCGCG